TGATCTGTACAAACACACTGGTGTTAGTACCGATAGTGCGCATAGCAATCAGGTGAGCCGCTGTATATGTAGGACGTAGACGAACCGTTGTCTTGATGTCGGTAGAAGCAATATACTCGACGCCTGCTGCAGAGATACCTGCGGTCAAGTTGATCGCTGTACCGCCGGTGGTTACCAGAGACTGATCGATGATGAAGTCAAGAATCGAGGCATTAGCTGGAAGCTGCACTGAAATCGTTGCTGCTGCTGCGGTAGCGGCCCAAGCAACTGCAGGTAGGCCTAGGTATGTGCTAGATGTCTGACCATCGGCGTCTGTAGTGGTAGTGAGTAGCGAGGGAGTTACGAAGGCTACCTGCTGTGCGAGCACAACGTCACCGGTGTTGTTAATGCCATCTGCGCCATCTTTGATAGTACCCACTTTAACTGGGCCACTGAAGGTTGTCTTTGCCATTTTAGTTCTCCTGTAAGGGTTGTAGCTGGCTCCAGTCTCTTACACGTCCGTCGAGTCGGTCTGGAACCGCGTGTTTCTCGATAGGGGCTTTATAGCAGGTATTGCGGGTGAAAGCAACAAAAAAAGACCTGCTGTTTAGGCAGGTCAAGAGCGCATAAGCGCTTAGGAGGTGAATCCAGAGAAACATTGTACCGCAAACCCCTACTGCAATCAATAAAAAACCTGCCGAAGCAGGTTTTTTCTATTAAAACAACTACTTATTAAGCTGAACCATAGATACCAAGGGCATCAGAAACTCCGAACGAATATCGCTCTCTCGCCTTGTACCTTGCGTTCCCAGTCTCGAAATCGCCCAACATTTCCTGTTTGATCGAAGCGCGAACAAAGTGCTTCAAAGCATTCGGAACGTCAGTCAACAAGAACCACTGAGTGGTGTTGGTCAACCAGTGGTTGACGGCATAACCTTCAGGGATCGAGCTATTTGACAACAGGGCGCTAATATCACGGTCTGCAGTACCTTGACGAGCGCCCTTATCACCATCCAACAGGCGAGAAGCAACAAACATCAATGCAGGTGGAACGATCAACTTGCGAGCCTTAGCGGCGATCAACAGACCTTTCTCATCAGTCCAGCCAGCCATTGTAATAATCGCGTTTTCAAGCGAGGTCTCATTCAGGTCAGCGTGAGCTGCGGGGCGGTTTGAGTTGGTAGCGCCGTTTACCAGTGGGTGGTCAGTAGCCAGCAGAGACTTACCATCGCCATACAGGTATGAGCCTGAAGTAGCGTTGTTTAGAATTGCAGCGCCTTTCACTTGCTTGGTGTACGCCATACCACGAGCCAAAGCCTTGGTGTAGCGAGCTGAGAGCGAGTCGTAGAGGTTGTCTTCTACTGCTTCTTCAGTGATCGCAAAACCCATCGCAATGGTTTCGTGTGTGTAGCGAGCTACATACGCTTCCTGGGCGGCATCGTAAACGATACCTGCGCCCTCGGTCTTGACCGGTGCTGCGCCAAAACCAGCGAGTTTTACCTCTTCTTCAAACGAACGCTCGGAAGTCTCAATCTCATAAATCTCTTTATGCTCTTCACCGTAACGGTTGTATTCCAAACCGAACAATGCGTTGAGGCCTGGTAGTAATTCTTTTAGTAACTGGCTGCGTGAGATGGCCATGAGTTATTCTCCTTATTGGCCGGTCTGCAATGCGTAAGCATGCACGTTGGCGTTATATTTAACAATGATGTCGGTAACAGCAGCGCCTGCAGAATCAGTCAGAGCGCCAACGATATCAACAATACGGAAACCCAATGTCAGGGTCGTTGCTACACCAGTTGCGTAGTCTTTACAGTTACCAGTAGTTGCGCTGGTAGTACCGAAGGACATTGCTACGTTAGAGCCAATACTTGTGTAAGTAAGGGTGCCTTCATAACGAACCTGGAACAGTGCATCAGGATCATCCACCACCTTAACAAAGATGTTGGTATAGCCTGTTGAGTCTGCGGGCAGGTACGGTGCGTGTACTGTCTGCTTGTAAACAGGGTCAGTGAAACGCACGCCAGTCATAACGCCGACTGGTTGGTTGGTTGTGGTTGTTTGACCAACGATAGCAACTGGTGAAGTAGCTACTGCTTTAGCTACGCCCGCGGCGATCGTGATCATGGACCCTACACCGTAGGGAGTTGTGTTGTTGCCTGGTGTGACCACAAACTCGCGCAAGGTGCCGCCCGAGAACTGCTGACCACCAATCAACTGAATTGGTTTTAAACCATATCCTGTTGTAATTGCCATCGTAATTTCCTCTCATTAAAATAAAACATACAGCGGGGGTGGTGTTCTTACCTTCCGCTACCAAAAGTGACCTTCGTTTGTCTTTCGTTGAAGATCGGCATACGCTTGTCATTTTCCCTATCAACCTGCGCATCTACTGATTCCATCTGCCCTTGGGCTTGTTTCATGTAGTAATCCTGGCGCTGGTTAAACATCTCTAGTGGTATCTTGCATAATACCAACCCACCTACCTCAATCAAACCAGAGTTCTTAGCGTCACCGTCAACCGCGAGCATCATCTCCTCGTGATCTTCCAAACGGCATGGTTCCCATCCTTCTCGTAGTGACTTGGACATATTGGTTGGATCAGCGATGCCCATGATGGCCTTGCGAATCCATTTATATTCCCAGCCTTCTTGTCTATTCGGTTCTGGTAGCAGATCAGCGGGTTTCCACACCTTAGGGCGGGTATTAGCTTCACGACTCTCAGTATCACGAGACAAACGAGTTAAAGTTTTAGTGGTTTCCATTTTTAGTTCTCCAGTTTAGCAAGCTCGACAGCATACTGCAGGGGTGTAATACCCATACGTCTAGCAACGGCGACTTGTGATTGTGTGAGGGTTACGCGTGTTGTTGTTTTCGACGTTCTATTAACCGGCGCTACAACTGACATGACTTGTTTCTTCTTGGGGGCATCTTCCCACTGGTATGTGGGGAACTCTTCGCGTAGGCGAGCGTTCAGCTTCTTGTAGTACTCGCGGGTGTCAAGCGTTGGGTCTATGCCCTGCTCAACCAACTCGTCATGCACTCCGTACGCTGCGCCGGTCATAACCTTATTCTGGCCAAACCATTTGTTCTTCGATGCCCATTCTTGCGCTTCAGGTTCTACCTCTGGAGGAGCCGCCTGTGGTGATTGGCGACTTTGTACCACAGGTGCTTCTTCTTGTCTAGCGGTTTGTGCGCGCTCCGCCGACCTGCGTGACCATGCCTCGGCTTCTTTACGCTCCGCTGCGACCACAGCAATCTGCTCCTGGGCCTCCGCCATTGCATCCGCATCGCCAATTTCATAAGCTGCTTTATAGGCGCGCTTAGCGTTGGTCATATCCATCTCAGTCTTCTCTTTAGCCTGATTGATGAAAGCATCTTCACCCTGGACATAGCGAGATTCTAGCGCTTTCTTCTCTTGGAAGAGTCGTTGTGCAGTACTGATCGCTTCGTCGCGCTCGCGCTCGGCTACTTCCTTGGAGCGGCGCGCATCGTGGAAACGATGTGTCTCCTTGCGGATACGCTTCTGCACTGCTTCAGAATACTGCTCCATCTCTTCTTCAGTGGGAGCTGCGTCGTTCTCCGCGAGAGGCTTACGGCCTCTATCCTCTTTGGGGGTATCGTCAATAACTTCCAGCTCCACCGCCGGCTCGTCTTCGATATGAACTTCGATCTCATCTCTGGGTTCTACGCCCTCTTTCAGCGTATCTGCTTCATTTGGTAGTGCCATTTTATTACTCCTTTATGCGTCGCTGTGACGATTTGCCTTACTTCGATTAACACTGCGTGGGATAACCTGCCGATCCCACGGAACATGTAAACCGCATGCGTGACACCGCTTAAACACGAGAGTATCCCCTAGGGTCAAAAACCACCGCCTCAATAGAGTCGTCGTTCACGATACGCATTTCGATCCCATGTAACTTGAAGCGAGTGCCTGCATACGCGCGCATCAACACGAAGTCACCTTCTTTGCAGTAGGGGCCTGAAGGAAAACGTGCTGTGTCTTTGTAGCAATCCGGGCCCATCTTGATCACGAAACCTACAACGGTTGCGACTTCATCCTGGCGGACGATTGCATCCGCTTTCAGAATACCACTCTCATATTTGGCTTCGATCTTTGGGAGGCCGATCAACATCTTGAACCCTTGGGGTGCTGGAAGTTGTTTTGCCACTTGCTCTGCTTTTTCCTGTTCCGATGCTTCGTCCTTCTTTGCTGCTTGCTCTTCTGCCATATATCCAGGCAATACGAGGTCACTCATTGTGCTTCTCCTTACAAGCGCCCGTTAAATGGCGGGCGTGCCCATTACTGCTTAATTCTGCTCGTCGAACCGCCGGGTTACGTCATCTATTGCCGCGATAGCCTGCTGGAGGCCGCGACGCTTACCGAGTGCATATTGATACTGATCCCAACTCTCCACGCCTTGCATTATACCGGCGTCAACACTCGTCAAATCGGTTTCCAACTCCTCCCGGACAAGCCGGGCAAAGGCGACTGTGCTCATTTAGATTTTCCCTCCCCCATGTGTGGTTTCGCCGCGGCCAGCGCTGCGTTAATTAATCGCTGCTCTTCCGCGTGTTTCATCTTCTGCTTATGAGCCTCACTTGCATGTAGTGTTTTCTGGCTGTGTGCTATATTAGCCTGCTGCATACCCTGCCCTTGCTTTACTATATTAGCTGCGTGTAGGTCCTGGTTCTGAGCTAGTTGCTGCTGGTGTACCTGGTCCTGCTGAGCTAGTTGCTGCCAGTGTGCTTGGTCTGCGTGTTCTGGATTTACGCCTTGTGCCTGCTGTGTAGCATCGAACTCAGCGGCTTTAGCCAGCATATCCCGAGCCTGGGTTTCGTTTTCATGCTTATGCATTTCATCGACCTTAGCGCCATCAGCAAGAAGTTTCTTCATCCCTAACTCAAAATCTTTATCGATCTTGTACTTGGTGAGTTGGTTCTTCTCTTTATCAATGCTCAGCTGCTGCTGTTGCTGCTGCACAATAGGGTCTTGCGCAGCCTGCTTCGCTTGCGCTGTAGCTGCCTCGGTTTGGTGCTGTTGCAGCAGCTGGGTAGCAGCCTGCGCCATAATCACACTCAACTGTTTCTCAACTTCAGGGCTCATCTGCTCGTCACCTTGGGGTAGTGGCGCGCCTAGTTGTGCCTCTATACGTTTGCGATACTCGAAGGCAACGTGATCTGCTATATGCGCATTCATTGCGGAAGCGATCTGAGCTGCGTTAGGCATCTGACCGAGAATCTGCCGGATATGCGGGTCTTGTTGCGCGGCTTGGTGCACCTTCAGGTGGGACTCATGATCCTGGTAAGCAAAAGCCTTGACCGGTTTGCCGTTGATCAGATTCATGTTCTCAATGATAGGGTCTTGAGGCGTCTGGTCTTTGCTTGATGGGATAAGCTTCTCAACGTTCTTGATGCCTATCTGTAGGAGCATCTGACGGTTCAACTCAACCTGATCATAAATAGTCGGGTTTGCTTGCGCCATCTGCACCACAGCCTGGTACTGCACAACGCGCTGACTCATGGTCGCTGCATTTGGGTCAGACACAGGGATGATCTCCGCTATGGCGTAATCGTCACGTTTTACTTGCCGGCCTTCATCCACATCGTAGTCATAATCATCCCCGAGCTGGTCTTTAATGATGGAGTGCAGCAGGGCCAGCTCTTCCTTTAATGCCGCATGTAGACGGGCTTGGATGGCCGACATAACCTTCAAGCTACGTTCGAGGATAGCCAGCGTGGTTCCCACCGGTGCCTGCTGATTCATATCGGCCGCGTTCAGATCAGACACGGCCGCCATACGACGACCTTCTTCAACAACTTCACCGAACAATGTTAATAAAGTTTGGCTGGGCTCCTTAAACGGCAGGGGCATCAGGTTTTGCTGTAACGTACCACTAGGCACATCCACATCACGAAACTCACCTGGTTGCAGGGGGTCGCTGTCGCGCTGTACGCGAATCCCTTTGGTCTTATAACCGGCCGGCAGATTGGATAGGGTGCCTGCATCGATGAGCTGACGCAGTATTGAGGTAGCAGAACTTGCGAAACCACCAACGAGGTGTACTAAACCCATACCGTAGAAGCCGAAGCCTGGGATGTATATGTAGTGCACAAAGTGCTGAACGCGCGATTTTGTCTTGTCGTCTTCTTTCCAGTTACGGTATACAGATAAGACCTCTTTGGAATGCAGATCAAACGTAACAATAAACGGTAGCATGATTCCGGTGTCATCACCGTTCTCATCTACGTCCTCATAGCCCTCGATCTCCAAGTCAACGTGCATTTCAATCAGCTCAAGACGATCATCGTCGATTGAAACAGTACCTGTTATCTTATCCGCTGCGTTGCGTCGGCCGCCCTTTGGTGCGTCTGGGAGTTCTACCTCACGATAGAAGCCCGCAAACTGCAGCTTCTTAATATCATTCTGGGACTTGCGCATCCTATGGGATAACCGCGGCGTTGTTGATATATCAGTCGAGCCGTATGGCACAACCAAGTCTTCAGCGGAGACAAAAACAGAGGTCTGACGGTCCAAACTAGGGTCAAAATACACCTTTTTGAAGGCGGAACCCATAATAGCCAAGTTCCACAGCATGCGCTCATGCTCAGGACGATACTCCTTCATTTGGGTTGTGAGACGCCAATTCATGTCATTTTCAACGCGTCTCGCGGCTTTATCCCGCATTTCATCGGTCTTTCCGATGATAGTTGACTTGCATATACCCTGCGCACTGAATATTTCAGTGATACTTTCAGCCTGAAAACGGATCGCCGCCTCAGCCATAAGGGGATGAACCACTCCACAAGCACCATCCCAAGGTTCAAGGCGCTCTTCGATACCTAAACCAAGGAGTTTTACGCCTGCTTCGTATGTTTTTTGCCATGCATCGCGTGAACGGAGGTCGTTTTCGTAGAATTCAGCTACTTCTTCAGCGATAGAGCCTAAAATCTTGTCATCCAGGTCCTCTGCAAGGTTCTTGTAGAAGTCGTCCATGATACTTAGCTTGACGGAAACCGACCCTTCTTCCTCTGGATCGTCCTCTGAAGGTAAAATCACCTCAATATCCTCGGCTTCGATATCTCCAGTGAGTTCACGACGGTCATTTGGTTGTAGTTGCTTTTCGATCATTAGTAGTAACTCCTCTTGCGTTGGAACCCAATTTCCTCTTCTGGCTCATCCATCGTTAATTTTATAAAACCACCCGTTCGGAACCGGCGCAGGGCTAGGGTCAGGGCGTCAACAGCGTCGTCGTACTCCCCGTTTGGGAAGTCAGAGCATTGCTCGATAACCTCCATAGCCCAACGCCTTGCCTTCGGTGCCCAGACCAAACCCGACGCGAATATATCAGAAACCGAGTTGACCCGTGCAATTTTATCCTGACCTTTACCCGGTGTGAATTCTGAAACGGGTATGCCTGCTGCTCGCATTTCCTGGAATAGGACTGATCCTGAACTCTTTTTCTCGATTATGCAAGCGTCGGGCTGCCACCGTTCGTATTCTGCGAACATAGATCGTTTCAATTCAGGGAACTCCATACGCTTCTGCCAGGCGTCCAGCAGAATAATGTTCGCCTTCTCTCGCTCATCGTAGAACACACCCCAAGCCTGAAACGCATTGTAGTCAGCGCGGTTGTGTGCTTCCTGCGCTGCGTCCAGACAGATGATCACATAGTCGCAGTCGGGTGGATCAGCCTTATCCCAGTCCATCCACCACTCTCGTTTTATTAAGGCCCCGGCTTCTGAAGTCGGACTCTGCATATACTGGGCTTGCCAATACTGCGGAGCCATGTTCGCTTTTTTCTGTAGTAGCGCTTCGAGGGGCCAGCGTTCAGGCCACAGCGATTTCTCTTGTGGCGTGTCTGCATTCATGATCGCGGGGAACTCAACCACATCCCACTGCTCCGCGTCTGGGTTCTTTGCCATCTGGTCAATGAGACGACCAATTAAGTCACCTTTATTCCATCGTGTATGTATGATTATACAAGCACCATCCGGCGCAAGGCGTTGTAGTGGTCCTGTCTGGAACCACGCCCAAGCATCTTCAAACACATCAGTATTACCCGCCATAACTACTTGCTCTGAGAACGGGTCGTCAATCACGACCAAGTTAGCACCACGACCTGCAAGAGCACCGCCGACACCGACTGCGTAATACTCACCACCTTTATTAGTCGCCCATTGGCCCGCCGCCTTTGAGTCCGCCTTCAAATCAACATCGGGGAATACTGAACGATACTCGGGTGTACTGATTAAATCTCGGACCTTGCGACCGAAGCCGGTCGCCATATCGCCCGTGTGTGATGCCATGATGACTCTTCTGTTCGGGAATAACCCAAGGTACCACGCCGGAAATAAGTACGATGACATGAGCGACTTACCCATCCGCGGAGCTACGCTGATCACGATCCGTTTCTTCTCGCCGCGGGCTACGGCATCCATAAGTTTGGCCAACTTCCTGTGGTGCGGTCCTACCATAAACACCTTTGGTTCCGTTTCTATCTGCAGTACTGGCGCCATGCGATGTGCAAAGGTAAGTAGTGAATGCCTCGCAGCTTCAGCATCTTTACGATCAGTAAGCTCTTCCAGAAGTGCGAGCGTCTCCACCTGCTCGTGAGCTGGTAGTTTATGCAAGTTCAGCGTGATCGCTTTCAGCTGCTCTGCAGTGAAATCAGACAGGTTCATCAGGGTCTGTTTCCGCGGGGGGTTTATGCATGATCAGGGTGCAGTAGTCATACTCCTCTACTTCAGGGTGGCACCAGCACGCACGGGCTTCATCTCCGTATATACGGTCTTCATGGGCGCGGGCATCGCCCACCGGTATGATGTGGTAGTTCACTCGGCATCCTTTGTCTCATTTAGTATTTCGGTGTATTCCTGCGGAAGCAGGGTTTTCAATTTGTCGTATAGCCTTGCCTCAAGATTATCCATCGGCATGGTCTTAACTGTCATCTCAACGCGCTCGGTGAAGAGACCTATCTCAGTTATCTGCCCCAGCATCTGTAGTGCGCGTAGTCTCTGCCCGGCCGGCATCTTTGGGTCGCTCTCTTCGAGGAGCCTGTTTGTCACATACTGGCGCATTTGCACAGCGTCACGTACCACCTCGTGGTCGTACTCCGACAGGAGTGCGCTGAGCTTCATTACGATGCCGGGTTTGGTTAATACATTTGTCTGGATTGGCATGTGCTGCAAGTGCCGGTGGAACTGTTGTGTTGCAACGTGCTCCTCTTCTTCATCAAGCTCTGCCTCCATTCCATG